CAGCATCGCTGATTTTAACTGCTGCTTCAGTCATCATCGTCTTCCATATAGTTTTTCGCAAGGTCTTCAATATAAGATTTGCTGGCTTCGAGACCCCGAATTAAGCCAACAACTTCCCTATAGTTCGCATAGTCTTTAGGTGACCCTGCGTTTAGGAAACTTTGTGCAGACGATATATCGTCGTTGATTTTATCTTTCAGCACGTCAAAGACGGTTTTTGCCATTGTGTGTTATGACTCCTTTTTAGGTGCCCCTCCGCCCTTCATCATACGGGCGGTCTCTAAGGTCATTTTGTTACGTTCGGCGCGTCCTGTTTGCTGTAGCTTCACGCCTTTTTCTTCAGCTTCTATAGAGAGTTCTGCCTGCTCTATCTTTACCCGCTCAGCATCCAACATAGCCGCGGAAGTGTCTTTGGCTCGCTGGAGGTTAAGTTGTGCTTGTCTAAGCTGCGTTTCAGCTTGGTCTTTTGCTGCCTTACGCTGCACTTCTGCTTGCTTGACCTGTACCTCTGCCTGTTTGAGCTGCATGAGTGGGTCTTGTGCTTGTTTCTGTGCCTGTTGCTGCGCAACCTGCTTCTGGTGCGCCTGTGTAAGCTGTGTGCCTGCTTTAGCTACAAGACGAGACAATTCAACCTCAATGTCTTCTGGCAACTCCTTATTAGGTGGGGGCAGATCCGTACCAAGCCGCTCTTCGATCTGTTTGCGGTAGGAGAACCCAAGATGTTCAGCGATGTGCGCCTGCATAGCGGCCATAATCTGTTTGGCCTGCGGGTTCTGGCCGATCATCTGTGCCACCATCGGATCTTGCATGAACGATCTGTGGGTCGTCATGTGCGCGTCGTGATCTTGATAAATAAACGCCTTCATCGGCTTACCCATCAGTGCATCCATGTTCTCACTGATAGGATCTGTAGGCTTCGCATCGTCCTTCGTAGGCACCAGCTTATCCGCGTTCTTTACGCCCAACACTTCGATCATCTGCCTATGTAGCTGCGGCAAGTTGTAAATCTGCGGTGCCTGCTGTGACATCTGGAGGACAGCTTGGTACTGTACCACCCGTTGTGCCATCGTAGAGCTGTTAGGGTCGCTCACAGGGATCACATCGACCATCATATAGTCTGACTGCTTGGCGCTCACTTCGCCTCTCACAGGCACGTATGTGTACTCTGCAGGGGCATACTCGGCCATGATAGACTTGAGGAGCTTGAACTCCTGCTTCATCGCATAGTGTACACGCGCCTGTACCGCAGCCATAGGCTTCAGGGTACGTTCTAACAGGGCCAGTGTGGTCCCAACGGGGGCATTAGCCGACATATCCGAGATGTTCATGTCACTAATCGCACCCAATCTGCGACCTTCGGTCGTAATCTGGTTCAAAAGGGCGAGAAGGGTCTGGCTAGGTTCCTTGTACGGGAGAGGCATGATATTATCACGGATGCTGCCTGACGGTACGTCTACATCCTTAAATTCGCCCGGTTCTATCGGTGTATCGTCTCCCTTGATACGTAACCCGCGTGACTTCAATCCACCGGGGAGATTCGATAGAGTGCCTGCATCGACAAGCTGACGTATCAAGGAAGTTCCTGCCTTGGCGTAACCGCCAATGATATGTATGAGGCCAAGCCCGTAAAACCCAAATCCCGGTACATATACATAGTGAACGAAGTGCTGACGCTTGAGAGTAAGGGGGTCTCCCTCTTCGTAATTCCTACGAACCGCCAGCACTTCGCCACTCCCACGCTCAATGGTGACAACGTATGGACGAGCAATCCCATCGTCGTCATCGACACCCTCAATAACGAGGTCAGCGTGGATCTCATAGATAGCGTAGCGGTCATCGTTAGTCAGCGAATACCCGCCGTCTTCCGCTTTTTTCTCTTCTATGTCGGTGTGAAACGCTTCAGGTTCCCCAAGGTCTACGTCCCTGTAGAACCCACCAGCCTGTAGCTTCTTCAAATCATTCTTTGTTTTACGCATAATGTGCGTAACACGCTCCGCAGACTCGATGTTTGACGCGCCGTAAGGCACAATTACGTCTTCTGCGGAGATATACACAGCGGCCTGACGACCTATATTTGGGTCAAAATACACCTTTTTAAATGCCGATCCAGCCAACCCAAGGCTATATAACATGCGTTCATGCTCGGGGCGATACTCTACCATGCGCTCCGTAAGCTCATAGTTCATGTCCGCCTTGACCCGTGCAGCAGCTTCTTCCTTCTCCTTGGTCTCTTCACCAAGAATCTTGGTCTTTACTGGGCCTGCAGCAGGGAATGTTTCGCTCATTGTCTCTGCTTGGAACCGTATCGCGGCCTCGGCAAGTACGGTAGAGAACACGCCACACGCGCCTTCCCATGGGTCTGTACGTTCCTCATACTTGAAGCCCAGCACATCCAGACCTTTGACGAACGTATCTGCCCAATCTTTGCGGCTATCTATATCGGACTGTACCTGCCCCATGAGGTCATCAGACAGGGACGCTAGGTCACGCTCGTCCAGAACTTCAGCTAAGTTCATACCAAACTCAGTAAAATCCATCTCGTTGCCGGGAATTATGGTTATCTCCATACCCCCATCGGATAGGGTTACAGCCTCTGGATCTACAATCTCTATCTCCAGATCAGGAACTTCCATCTCTTCCATGTCGGTGATGTCCTCGTCCATCCCGAGTGGGGCGGAATATAGTCCTTTTTCAATAGCCATTTCTAACCCTCTTAATAATATCCACCGCTGCGTTGTCTCCAATACTGCGGTTCTTCCGGTTCATCAGTGGGTAACCGGATAAACCCACCTTGCCTAAAACGCATCAGAGCCATAACCGTCGAGTCCACGAGGTCATCATTACTCATAAACGGGAATCCTGCAATCTCTTCTACAACTTCTTCTGCCCACCGTGTCTGTGGCACCCATACGAGTTCGGACGCTATTATGTCCGCTACGGAGTTTAAACGCGCTGTTTTGTCCCCCGACCCCCTATGTGGGGTGTACTCCGATATCGGCAAGCCCATACGCCGCATCTCTTGATATAAGGCCACGCCAGAGCTTTTCTTCTCCACGATGAACGAATCAGGCTCCCAATCCCTATACTCGTCCATAGCAAGCTCTTTAAGCTCTGGAAACTCCATACGGCGCTTTATGCTGTTTAACAATATAATATTGTAGTTGTTTGTGTGCTCGTTCAGGAACACTCCCCACGTGGTGAGTGCTGTATAGTCTGCGCGGTTGTGCTTCTCGGCTGCTGCGTCGAGCGACATTATGATGTATTCACACGGAGGCGGGCTTTCCTCAGTCCACTCCTGCCACCACTCACGCTTAACAATAGCTGCTTCTTCAGCGGTGGGTTGTTGTTGGTACTGAGCGTTCCACTGGAATGTAGGCATCGACGCCTTAGTTCGTAACAGGGCGTCCAGATCAAAGAACTCAGGCCACAAGGGCTTCTGTACCTCTTTCTTCGTTTTTTTGCTCATAACGTCCAGTATGGCTGGGAACTCGACCACCTCATACTGATCTGAGCGTTCGTTCTGCGCCATATCCCGCACAACACGACCCGTCAGGTCGTCCATGTGCCAACGCGTCTGGATTATCGCAACCCGTCCACCGGGCATTAAACGTGTTCGCGCACCGAATGTGAACCACTCGTAGGCTTTTTCAAAGACTTCAAAGTTCCCGTTGATAACATCTTGTTCAGAGTGGGGATCATCAACCAAGAGGAGGTCAGCACCCCGCCCAGCAAGAGCAGACCCAATACCACACGCATAATATTCGCCTCCTACGTTGGTGTTCCATCGCCCAGCCGACTTACTATCCTGCGCAAGACGTACTGTAGAAAAGATCGCACGGTAATCGTCCGTAGATATGAGGTTCCTGACCTTTCGCCCGAAATCTACCGCCAAATCTGTGGTGTGTGACACCATCATAACCTTCTTACCGGGGTTACGACCAAGAAACCAAGCGGGGAAGAAGATGGAAACAAGCTGAGATTTGCCGTGGCGGGGTGGGATATTGACGCAAATACGGTCTTTATCCCCTCTTTCAATGCCCATGAGCATATTAGCCAGTATGCGGTGGTGTTTACCAACTATAAAGTCAGGCATCATACGTTTGCAAAACTCTATAAGGTCATCATACGCTACTTTATTCGCTTTACGGTTGTGCAACTCATCAACCATACGGTCAATTTCAAGGATTTCTTCGTCAGAAAAGGCGTCTAAGTTGTCAAGTATATGCCCTACGTCAACGTCGTCAAAGGTTTGCACCTCAGTCATCATCGAACCCGCCTAAAATAGAATCAACGTCCAGCGGCTCCCCGTCTAAAACGACTGCATCCTCTACTTCTTCTTCAGGATTCACGATTTTCGCTAGTTTTGCACGGAGTTTTTCTTTGATATCGTCTGTTGTCTGGTGAGTTATGGTGACTTCTGACTTCTCTGTGAACAACCCTACATCTGATATCTTACCTAGAAGCTCCAGTGCACGCATACGGGTCTTGGCATCGGGGCTATCGGACTCAATGATCAGCTTATTTGTCACCAAATGACGTAGCTGCATGGACGATTCTACTACAGAGTGGTTGAACTCCTTGATGATCGCATTCGCTAGCTTGATGGACGGGGGAGTTAGTGTAGCGGCACGTTTGTTAGTAACCTGTTTTGAGGTTGTGTCGGGGTCTTGTGCGTAAGCTGTTAGGAGAGTGGCGGCTACTTCCTCGTCTATCGCGTCAGGTGTAGTATCTACACCCTCTTCCTCTAACTTGTTAACTGTATTGTCTAATGCTTCAACACGATCAGGCAGATCAACGCCTTTTACCTCGTCTGTCAAAGGTATTCCAAGCTCTGGTTCTATATTCATCGCCATAATTTTTCGCAGGTGTAAACCGTATAGTCCGTAAAAATAGACTACAAAAAATTTTTTGCAAGGGGTTTGAAAAAGAGGTGGGGGGTATCTGAG